AGAATTAAATCATCCTTTTTATTATAGGGATTTAATAGACGAGCAAAAACAACAAATCAAAAAACTATGGGGGTTAGAAACATGAAACTAAACATATATCAAAAACTACATAAGGCAGCTTGCGAAGCTGGAGGTGTGGCAAAGGGAAAGAAAGTACCGGGAATGCACTTCAATCCTTTGCAACATGATGAGGTGCAGAAGGTAGCAATGGAGGCATTGTTAAACAATGGACTCTATCCTGTCTGTACTTACACTAACCATGTCAATGAAAACTTTGTCATGGTTACTTGTGCTATGAGAATACATGACGTTGAAGAACCAGATAGCTACGTTGATATTAATGGATGTAGTGCAATGGGAAACTTAGATAAGTTTGGTACTGGTAATGGTATGTCTTATGCTAAGAAGTACGCATTCTTAAATGCACTTAATTTAAAAACAGGTTTGGATAATGACGATGGGTACAAGGCAAAACCTTTTGACGATCCTAAACCTACAAACAATATTCCACAACAAAGAATAAGTGGTACAGGTCATCTCGATATGAACATCGATATGAATCAAGTAAGAGATGCGATAAAATCTATTAATGATATTTACGCATTGAGGAAATTTAAAAAAGACAATCCTAGCTTATTTGATCCCAATAAAAATCTCAGAGTATACCGACAAGTTACAGACTTGTATGATGTACATGAGACTAAACTAAACCAACAAGGAGTAATATAATATGAGTGATAAGATATATATAAAACTTATACACAATCAAGATAAGCAACAAGGAGATAACAGACCAGTTTTTGTTGCACCTATCAATCCAAAAAGTCCAGAGGGTAAAACCTGGAGACTTGGCGTAAAGATTGGAGATGAATGGTACAACCAAGCAGGATTTGAAGATCTTGATGAGCAAGGTAATCCCACAGGAATTATCAATGTTGTCTTGACACCTTCAAATACAGGTCCATCCGCTGCCAAGCCTAGCGGACAGCAGCAATCTTTTGGGAACAATAGGTTTGCAAAAGGTCAAGGATCTGGGTATAAACAAGGTAATTACAATCGATACTAGATTGTAATCAATGGTGTGTCGAAGTTTTTTGGGTCGAATCATGCTAGACTTTCCCTTTCTATCTAGTAGCTCCCTCTTGTTTTTCTTTGGCACACCTTTTAAAATATGAAAGTAACAGACATCAGTAACGAAATTAAAAAGAAGATAGTCCAAGATCGAGAAAAAGATTATGGAGATTATCAATACAATTTCTCTGTACTTGCAGACTTATTTACATTAATATTAGCCGAAAATTTGAAAAAAAAACTAAAGCCACATCAAGTAGCACAACTCATGATGACACTTAAATTATTCAGAAGTACCAAGGGTTTTAAGGCAGATAACTATCATGACCTAAGTATTTACAATGATATGGCATACAATCTACACAAGAAAGATATAGACAAACAGGGTAAAAATGGCTAAGTATAAACGAATCATTAATGGAGAGTGCAATTTTCAAATGATTGAACTCTTTGATGATGTGCAGAAAGCTGCAAACAACTCGAATAGAGGAGAGTTTGTAGAATGTAATATCCAAAACTTAAAGATGGATTTTACAAAAGTAAAAAAGGAGAAGGATGAACGAGCTAAAGACTCGTCTGCAAAAGCTCAAGGATCTTCAAGCGAAAGCTCATGAAGAATACTTGGATGCCAAGAGGAAAGTTGAAGAGAAGCAACAAGATTCTTTCAAATTGATTTGGCAGATTGAGCAGACAAAAGAAGAATTAATGAGAAGATAGTCATTAATTTACATTTTAAAAAAAAAACAATAAAACACTGTAGGGAATCTATGACTTCAAAACAAAAACAAATCTTTAGAGAGTTAAGATTAGCTATGAAAGCTGGTCAATATAGTAACTTATCAAAGAAAGAAAAACTAATTTACAAAAATGCTTTTAAGAATGGTTATAAACTAGCACAAAAGCATGTGAAGAAAATTAAAGAGTATAAACCAAGAAAGATTATTAGTTATCAATTTAGAAATATAAGTCCTAAGATCGTAGACTCTGTAATCAACAGAGTGTGCGTAAAGTATGAGGTGCATAAGAAAACTTTATTGGGAAAATGCAGAACTCAAGATGTGGTTCGTGCAAGGAATATTATACACAATATTTTAAATGATAAATATCAAATGAACTTGTCAAGTATTGGTCGACACTTTGGACAGGACCACACTACAGTATTACATTCAATCCAAATGAAAGCTAACAAAGAAAGATTTTGGAGTCCAGAACAAACAATATGGAATGAATACTTAGATTTACTTAACTAAATCTTCTGTACTTTCTTACCTTACTTGCAATACCTTTTGGTTGTTTGCTGTGTTGTTTACCTTTACGTTTATCTCTTCTCTTTGCAGCAGTAGTTCTTGCATATTCTGAAGCAGATAAACTTCTGATCGCTGCACTTGGAAGATAACGCTCTCCAGTAACCGATGATTTTTTCCCAGATTTTGTTCGCCATTTTTGTCTACCCCAAGCCTTTAAACTTCTTTGTGATTTAGCTAATGCCATTATCTGTACCCACCGCCAGCAGCTTTATATCTCTTTGCTAGTAACTGTGCTTTTCTTGCACTCCATTTACCAGCGGCAGTACCTTGTACATTACTAGCTTTTATTCTTTGAAACAACCTTTTTCTTAAACCAGGTTTAGTATAGTTGCCTGCTTTATTAACTGTACTTTTTCTTTTTGCCATTTTTTTTCTTACTCATTTTAAGTTTTCTAAAATCAGCAGCATCTATTTTATTTGGATTACCAGCAACTCTAGCAATCTTCATTTGTTTTTTTGTAAGTTTTTTTCCCGGCATTAGTATTTACCTTTCGATTTCATTTTCATACCTTTTTTCTTTGCGTATGCTTTTGCTTTTTTCTTTCCAGCTTTCGTATAGCTGAACTTCTTTTTTCCTACCATTGGCATATTGTTTCTCCTTTAGTTTACGTTGACAATAATTATCAAAACAAGAACCATCTCTGCCATCATGGCAAAAATATTTCTTGGTATGAGTTATAATCCATCCGCCTTCATTACTCAATAGTTCTTTATTACATTCTTCACAATAACCACAGAGTCTAACTACGTCTTTTTTTACCCAAGTTTTTTTCACTAACAATTCCAAGCACGAAGTGCCTTGTTAATTCTACTGTTAGGATCTCTTGCAGTTTTTCTTGAAGTCAATTTCTTCTTCATGCCTTTCATTCTAGCACAAAAGCTAGCTCTACGTTTGTTGCCTACCTTTTTACTTGGTGCTTTTAGATTGCCGCCAGTAGCTCTGTTGTAAGCACGTCTACCTCTAGCGTTTAATCCACCTTTAGGATTCTTTCCTGCTTTACGTTGCCATAATGGTGTCTTTGCCATAATTACTCCAGTATAAGTTTTTTAATTGATTTACTTCCATCAATATTATCTTCAAGCTCTGCTTTTGATTTGATACATTGATATTGAACATTATTATTTTTATTTGTACGCATTGCAAGTCTTTTACCTTTCAAACAATCAGACATAGATGCTTGTATTCTATGTTCTTTAATCTCGTTATTTACTATCATTAATAAAGCAATTACAATTTCCATTTAGTGTGTACCATTAGTATATTTCATTTCTCTATTCTGATCTTTTAATTGTTCAATATCCTCAAGTGCTTTGTCTAACATTTTTTCAATGTGTTGCAACATAACTTGATTGTGAATATTTTTATCTAATAATTCTTGGTGTTTTTCTACAGTTTCGTATAGATCTTCAAGCAATAAAAATTGTTCCTTGTCCACAGTAGTTTGTTCACTAGCTTTTAGTAGATCAGCGTTCATCAATTCACGACTTGTCTCAAGTGAAGTGAGTCTAGCAGTGATCTCAGTGTAAGCAAAGATACCCATAGCCACACCAATGATAATACCAACCATGTTTTTGATTGGCATTGCAACATTTGTATTCTCACTTATCTTCATTTCTTTTTCTTCTTTTTAGGAAAGAATACTTTATCTAAATGTTCACTGAACTTATCAAGTGCAGCAAAGAATTTATAAATTATTTTATCAATCACATTCCACCTCTATTCTTAGCTTTGTAAGATCTTTTCTTATGTTTATTCATACTAGACATCTTGGGTCGTTTACCTATGCTAGTTTTTTTTGGTATTCTTTCGTGAGGTATAAACTCTTTTAGATTTCTTTTTGCCATATTTCTTACCTGTTTGCTGTGATAACATAGTTACCTTTTTGCCATACTGTTGTGCAAAACTTTTGTTAATCATTTCTTACCTTTAAATATTTGTGTACCCTTTATTCCATAAATGCTCGCCACGACAAGAATCCACAAATTTGTGAACCAAGAAGGAAGCTGTTGGAACTGTTCAAAGAACTCTTTTATCTTTGCTGCTGCTCCTGGATCGTCACTGAAAACTCCGTAAGCGATCACTAAAATTGGCAGCGTTAATACGACCAACACGAACTCGTCTTTCCAGTCTGATTGTCTTGCCTCAAGAAGTTTACCAGAATATTCTAGTTCACCTCTAGCCATCTTCTCCGCATGAGCTGC